ACTAGATAAAAGACCACCAGCACGTTTCTGGTTGATTAATTCAGCTTGTATAGCCGATGCCAAAGCATTACCAAACTGATTTGCCTGTCCTTCATCACCTTCGACAGACGATCCAGAGGCATCTACATTTATTACTATATTTGTTGAACCACCCATTGCATTATTTGGAACGATAGTACCTGCTCTATCTGGCACAAATAATTCTGGACCACGTTCTCCTACTATTGAAGCTCTGCCTACTGGTGGTCTGCCTCCATTAGCAAAATTTTTCAACGGAGGAAGAACAAAATCACCTGAAGGTGGAAGAAGTGATTGAACTCCTGGCCTGTCAAAAACACTTGATCCTCCTCCAAATGCATTAATTAATGACCCACCTAAAACATTTCCTAGTAGGCCCAATAGACTTCGCTGTAGTTGATTTGCCAGTATTTTTGCAGCAGTGTCTCTAAAATGGTTAGCAATAGAATTGAGCATATTTCTGAAAGCATCATTAGTGCTCATTGTTCCGCTAATTATTCCTTTAAATGCCTGTTCAAATGAACTAGATATTGTTTGGGATAATGCTACAACTTGAGATCCACGATCCAGTAATACTCTCATCTGCTGATCTAACTGAATAGTTTGAGCTTCTATTGGATCGGCTAACCTTTCGGCATTTTCAAATATTTGTTGCTGTAAAGCAACTTCGGCAGTTAGTTTCTCTATTTTTAGGTCTAATGCGTCATTTGTTTTTATTGCTGCCTGTTCCTTTAATAAATCTAATTCTTTACTCTGTAGATCTAATTTATTACGCTCTTTCTTTACATTTATTTCTTTAGAATTTAAGGTAAATCGTTGTTTTTCTACATCTAATTGCTGCTGGAGAGGCAGTATGTTTCTAGTAAATTCAGTCTGTTCAGCTAATTTTGTTAATTTAGCTTCATTTGGGTCTGTAGTCTGATTACCTTGATTTGGGAATAAAAATGGAGCAACTCCTCTCAGTGTATTATTAAAGCCATCTTTAGTACCTTGAGGCAGAATACTGCCAATACCTTTGGTAATAGTGCCAGCAGGATCGACTTTAAAAGCAGCTAATTTTAACAGAGTATCAAGGGGAAGTTTATTAACTAATGAAATTAGTGGTGTGAATACTTCAGCTACAACTAACTGCATTTTCAATGCAAATTGAGTCATTTCAGAATTAAACTCGTTTAACTCACTAGCTATTCTCTCTATTTCCATAGGAGTTTTACCTGTAATTTCAGTGAATTTTTCGAGTAGTAAGGCAGATGCAGAGGAGGTAAGTCCTAGTTTTTCTAATCGTGCTGCTAAATCACCAGTTGGAGTATTAGCTAATCCAAGTTTTTCAGTAAGTAATTTAATATTTTCAGTAGGTTTTGCTAACGCATTACCCAAATCTCTTATTGCATTTAAAGTAGTAGTTATAGATTGAAGGGCTGCTGTGGCTGCGATACCTCCTGCAAATCCACCCATCTGTCCAAACATTCCACCTATACCGCCACCTAAACCACCAGCCACCGCACCTACTGGACCTTGACCAAACAGTAATGGAAAACCACCACTAATTAACGCACTTTGAAGATCAAAACCTCTGGTAGCTCCAATTCTTTGTAAGAAATTAGGAGTAGATAATGCTCTACTAAATCCACCTGTCTGCCCAGAACCTCTAACTCTTTCTTCTAACATTGAAGAACTAGGTAGAGCTAACATCCTGCCACCTGGTCCTCTAGTATTTAGTGATTCTTCGAGTTCAAATCGTCCTGCTAATCTTCCAGCAGCAGTTCCTAAATTTCTAAGTTTTACTATTTGACCTAAAAGTTTTATTCGTTCCTGTAATTGTTTATTCAGAGTATCTTCTACTTTTACTTCTCCTTTTTTAAGTAACGTTTCTTTCTGTAGTAATTTTATTTGTTGTATAGCTTTAAGTGTATTTCTCTTAGATAAATCAAACTCCCCTCTAAGAGCTTGATTATTGGCTCTTGTGAGTAAACTTTTTGTTTGAGATAGTTTGTTTTCTGCCGTTATCGTTTTTAATCGACTATTTCCTACAGTTAATATTCTGTTTTGAAAAGTAAGTATTTTCTGATCTAATTTTAATTTCTTATCTGTTGCAGATAAGGTATTTTTAGATGCCTTTTCCTGCCCTTTACCAAGATTAGATATATCCGTACCTATTGTCTTTAAGTCTGCTCTAACTTCTCCAGTATTTAGTTTTATATTTACGCTGTATTCTGCTCCCACTGGTCTTATAAAAGTACAGATATTAAAAGTTTAGCGTACTTTGCGATATTGAGCCTGTCTTTTTGCTTTTTCATAGGCTTCTTCTTCACGTTCAGCCTTCAGGGTAAAGTATGCACTCCACGCAAACAGTTCTTGCGTGGACATTTTTTGCGTAAGTTCCTTATGTGTGTAACCTAATTGTTCGGCTATAAAAAACTGTAGGTAAATTAAATTATTTTCTTCAAGTTGTGCTTTTTACGGCATCGGGGCTGACCTCCTCGCCCATACTCTGCATTTTCGTCATTATATCTATTAAAACGGACAAAGGTATTTCTCGTCTAAGTGCTGGTAAATCTGCTGATGAAAACATCTTCACTCCTGATTCATCTTCAGCTTTCGTAACGATAACTTGTAGAGCAAAGTCCAAACTTCCTTCTTGTTGCCCCTTATTCATGGCTATTAGTGTGTTGTTTATCACATCCCTATCCGCTATTGTAATAGGCGACCAAAATATTTTTAATACTAATTCCTCTCCTTTAAAAATAGAGTAACTACTACGCTCTTCAATACTGAAAGCTTTTTTCAGTTTGTCGATTGCTCTTTCTGGTGACATAAAAAATTAAATCTATTCTTGTAGTATATATCAAACTTTAATTTAAAGCACCAAATCTACCGTAAGTACGCTTTACTTTGAATCCCACCGATTTAAAACCTTTATCCATATCTGCTGTAAGAAAATCATTCAACAAATAAACATCATACCAATTAGGCATATTTGGTTTAGGTGTTGTTCTTGCTTTTTTTCTGTTTCCCTTTGCTTTAAATAAATCCTCATACATTTGCCCTGGCTCGTAAGGACTTTCCATTTTATTAATTACAAACCCTGCATATTCAGCTTCATTACCGATATAAAGAGACTTAGATAATGAGGTTAAAATTACAGGACTTTTTGTAGGCATACGTCTAGCTCTTCTTTTCCGAAAGAAACTTTTATCATCTACATTTCCCCGTCTAGGCTTACTTGCCGTTATTGGTGCTCCCTTTATTTGCCATGAAGTGCTAAATGTTCCCGTAAACCACGGGCTTCTATCCTGCAACGAATTATGTATTTTTGCTGCTGCCTCACCTTTTGCTTTTATAAGCAGTACTGCTAAGTCTCCAGGTAAATGTTTTAAATCTTTAATTTTAGGCATTGGCTGTGAAACTGCAATTTACGACACTCATAAAGTGACTTTGATCTTCGCTGACAACTGATGACGGTCCAGCTACTTCACTTACTCTTGGTGAGACAGAAAAGGTATCTGTATAGTCTGATGCGTTTACTGAAGTCATGCCATCTATTACTGATTCTGCTATTGCAGCAGCCACCGCACTTCCTTTGTTAGATGGTGTCATAATTGCACATCTAATTGATCCAGAATAATAGTCAATCGCTGCACCTTGAGGTTGTGTAGTTGATTGCTCAAAGTCAAGGTTTACCATTACATATTTCTTATTTTTACCTGGAGTTGTAAACGGCATATTATCAAATACTACTGTCACTGTGTTGTCAGCAGTAGTTACTGCGTTTTTGATTGCGGTTTCAAATGCTGCTCTTGCGTTTACTAAAGTCATTAGAAGATAACGTCAACTCTAAATAAGTACTCTTGCCCACCACGCAAAGTTCTGACATCAGTTATCTTTGCGACTCTGGTCGATCCAGAAAATGTAAGAGTGATCTCATCTGATAATAACGGTTGGCTATCCCCTATAAGGTCAGGTGTTATATAAATACGAGCTATATTTTCCTGATAACCTGCTTCTTCAGTTGATTGAATAAACTCTACGGGAACTTTTATTGTGTAGCTAGTATCGCTTGTGGTTACTGCACCTG